GTGTCCTCTTGCTCACAAAAAACCGCCCACCCTTGCTTAAATTACATCTAGTGCAGGATGCAACGAGATTGCTGTCGTCATCCAAACCGCCAAGCCTACGAGGAATCACATGATCCACAGTTGTAGCCTCTTGATTGCAGTATTGACAAATGAACCCATCTCTACGCAACACCCTTGATCTTATTGATCTCCAATGTCTTGTTGATCCTGTTGATCTTAAAGCTGACTTACTCAATACCATCCCTTAATCTTATGATGAGCCAAAGCATTACAAGGATTAGAGTATCGCTTCTTTATGTATTTTAATTGCCAATCAATTTGTTTGTATCCATCAACTGTTGCAAGCCATTTACTTCTACCTTGAGGAATACCATAATGACTACCATTCTTAGCCTTTGGATTCCATCTTGATTCCTTAAAATTTAATTCATCTAAACAATAGAATTGATCTAAGTCATTAAGCTGTATGAAAGCCCATTGTCTGTAATGATTAGTTCTATCTAATGAAGCAACGGAATAATCTTTTAATAAGCCTATGTTTAAGGCTATGAACAGAGGTATCACCAAACCAAACCTTGCGATCTTTCTGCTTCGCAGATCGCCCTTTCGCTCTGAAAGCGAATTTGCGTTTAAGGGTATCATACCAAACCTAATTTGACGGCGTGTCAGCGTAAGTTTCATATGGACATCCAACCTATGTATTTTGCATCTGGGTTATCAAGTAGCCATTGCTCACGCAGCTTGTTTTGATAAGCCCAATTAATGGTGTGTGTCATTTCGTCATGATTAGCGCACATGTATGGCACTCCTGATCTACGAACATCCAAGACCCACATTTAGTGCATCTAATGACAGGCTCTTGAATGTCAGTTGCTTCTGCTAAATTCTTTGTTCCAATGCAATTGCATCTTAGGCATTGATATACTCGAAATCCATGAGCTGTGGAATAACCTTCTAGCCAAATAAATTCGGTGTTGCCTGAGCAGCCATTGCATTTGAATTTAACCACCTTTACCAGCCCATCCCGTTCCCTTAAAGATTGCTGGCACAGCTGTATAGACACGACTTAATTCAAAGCCACATCCTTGACAAAGAGGAATTTCGTGCTCCATTGGCAGATGCAATACAATACTCAATCCCTCTCGATCACATTCGTATTCGTAATTAGGCATTCAAATCCTTACTTACCGGATAAGGAATTCTGTTGATCGTGTGGCACACATAGCATCGAAGCAGATCGCCCTCATGAAGTAATCTGTCATCATTGCAAGTGTCGCATTTGATTGTTGATGGCTCTACGATAACTCCATCATCTGTAAAAGTTGCAGTTAGACCAGAGCCGTCAATGATTTGTAATTCACCCATTTATTCACCTCCTTCAAAATACCATTTTCCATTAGCTGTAAGTTTTGCCCATTTAGGTTCACATGCTTTTGCTTTGCAAACATAACCATAATATGGCTTGCCTCCTTTAGATATTCCCTCTTTGAGAATATGACCATGTTGGCACGCAGGTGGCTCATTAGGTATTGATGCACCGATCTCAGCCACAACATCGCCAACAGACCAAGCAACCGGATCTTTAGGTTTATCAGCTTCAAAACTATCTCTTAGGATTGTTTCAATTTGTGCTGACTTAGATCCAGCCTTGCCATACATGTTTTGGCGGCTTTCTAACTTTTCCTTGAAAGATGAGGGTGCAAGCACTTTGCTCATTTCCTCCTTAGATGCTCTCTTGCCTTTAGCTGCAAAACCTGCATTTGCAAGTGCTCTGCCAATCGCTGAAGTTTCGCAATTCTCCAATGCAGAAGTTGAATTGACACCACGATCCGAAATTGTTTCAAAAGCGAGCCCAGTTGCAGCCGGTTTTGCGTCCGCTTCCGTTTTGAATAATTTACAAAATACAATGAATCGAGTGTTAGATGCCTCGATGAGTTCAGTTTCGATTCTGTTGTCTGGAAATTTTCCATGCCATTTCTCCAATCTTGATTCGACTGTTTCATAGTCCTCTAAATTAAATGCCATTGTTAATCCTCCCAATTTTCGTCTTTGACTGCATCGAGGACTGTTTTATATACAGACCCATAGGCAATGAAGTCCTTGATACTGTCCTCATGATCTGGGGTTTCACTAAGCCTAGAAACCTTGACAAGTGCCATACATAATGCAGCTTGGTGTGGTGTGATAGGGAAATCGAGATATGCAGACCAAAGACCTGCAATTCGTTTGTGGTTATAGTAAGGATGTCCGTAGACACTTCCACGCTGCTGGATCGTTGTAATGACCTCATCAAAGAGCTGCTCAGTTTTTGTCATAGTCAAATACTTCATCAGACTTTCGCTTTGTTTCAATCATTCGGCGATACATATCCCAGCCGTCTTTACGACCTTTCCAATAGCCTGATTGAAATGCAGTTTCTTTAATTTCGTGAACAATCCATGCGCCTATACCTAAGCCCATAAATATCCAAGCCAGTTGTAGCATGTCATCTTTTGCGGTCATTTTGTTGCCATCTCCCTTATTGCTTTTGGCATCGCAACCGGATTTCGGTCATCGATTACTGTATATCTTGCTCCTGACGGATGGATTGATGGTGCAGCTGCAACATAACCCTTCCACTTAATATCAATTCCATCATTTAATTTACCTCTAAACAGATCAGCCTTATCAGCTGTGTAATAAAGGTGCAGACCATCTCCAGTTTGAACAGTATAGGTTGGCTCAAACTCTGGCAGTAATTGACCACCATTGCGATAATCAATATCAAAAACAACTAAACCTGACTGATAACAGGCTATGCCAATGTTGATACTTTCATCATAATCAAACCAAAAATTTATAAGTTTCTGGTCGGTTGTAGCTGATAGGTATGCCCTTTGAGCCAAGTCAAAGTGCGGATCTTTCTTGCGTGGCAACAATGGCAAGACTGCCCATCCTCGCTCTGCATAATCTAAGGCTGTGCCTCGATTACTTGTATCTAGTTTCATGTCGCTCCCTACATATCCACAGTATCTCTGTGAATACATAAAGTATGACCTAGATCAAGGAGGCTGTGTTAATTATTTTGGGCGTGTTTTATAACGATTAGATAACGCCAAGATCCTCAAATTCATCGATATGAGTATCAATCGTGCGTTCGATATAGTCTGTTTCACGACCCATAAGAACGCTTATTGTAGCTGAATGACCCATCATGATTGACCGGCACAACTTCTACGCTCATGCCTTTCTTGCCAAAACTCAGCACAACAAATCCCATATTCCAATCGGCTGACGCATATTTTAGATAAGAGGCTTTGTTTTTCATGTCCATCAGGTGTCCTGCCTCAATGCCCCAAATCGTTGAATAACGCCCGTTTAAGCCAGTTTGGTGTCGAGTAGCACCCTGCCTATGGGTATGCCCACAAACTACGCTATTACCCCACTTTTTAGCCAGATTTAGGGCAGTTATACCTGCGTGCTTGGACATAACCCCTTCATCGCCATGAGCCAAATACCAGCCCTTTTCAAATTCATAAGCCCTCTTATGGAAGCGAATGCCAAGATCTGAGTAGTTCATAAACTTCTCATAAACCAATTCGGGCAATCCAAGTAATGATGGAGCACCTTTAAGCAAAGTCGTAAATAATCGATCCGTATGATTTGATCTTATTATATCTGTTGTGCCTAAATCGTAAAGAATGTTTTGAGCAATGGTTCTTTCCTTATCAAGAGTTTCAGCAAATTCTAACTTTGTATTTTTTACCCAACGGGATTGGCTAGTCATATCAAGTTCATCACCAACATTTAATACATAATCAAATTTCTCATGTTTGCTCATGCGAATAAGGTTCTTTACAGCTTGTGGGTGGTGTAGTGGAATCTGCAAATCTGGTGTTATTAAATACCTACGATTGGCTTTAATCGTCATCCTCATCGTCAGTTGGATCTATGGAAGGAATAATCCCGCCATCGCCTACGATCCAATCAGGAAAAGTCTTATGCTCGGTCATTAACCAGAATGCGTGCTCTGGTGTAAATCCTGCTTTGCGAGCTGCTTTATAACATTCATGCAATGCGGTGTAATGCTGATCTATCTTTGTTAATGGTTCAGGAGATTGGCGAACGATACGCTTATTGATCTTTTTGCGTTTGATAGGTTTGCGTGTGTTCGCCATGACAAAAATTATCGCTTACTAATTAAGACAAACAGATCATCGACACGCTGTTCTAATCTTGTAATTTGATCTTTGATCGAACTTCCAGAATTGGGCTTCAATTCTTGTAAGTAGGATTTAATAACCCAGCGCAGACCCAGCAACAAACTTGTTGATATGGCGGAT